GCTTATGTTTTCAAGGAAGAATTAGAAGAGGAACTGAAAGAAGCAGGTATGACGGTTGTTAATTACGTGGGGAGTGGTTTATTCGAGTTTACTGGTCTTGGACAGATAACAAGCTTACTTGGACCCTTTTCTCAAGAGTTTATTATATTAGCTGATGGTACTAAAGTACAACTTACAAAATGTGAACGTTGGGAGAATGACCTGGTTAATATTGTTGAAGGTGGACAAAAAGCTTTACTGCCTATTTATATTAGTGCCATGAAAAAAGACGGATGTTCAAAACCTGCTTTTATAACAAAAGAAAATTGGGGTAAAGTATGAATATAGGAGCGGTGCTTGTTTTGTTTAAATTTGCCGAAGAGGCTGGACTTCTAAAACGTCAGATTAGAGACCCTACCTCAACGGCAGGTGTAAGACCCATCTGTGGTGTTGGAGAAAAGCCTGTTTATTTCGAGGCTACAGACCAATACAGATGCATACCTAAAGCATTAGATATCTAAATGGTTATTTCAGCATTAGAACTTTTGGGGTACTTTATCGCCTGGTCAATATTCTATTTTGGAATAAGTCATTACATCGCCAAACTGAGTAAGGATAAGTGGGTTGAATGGGCGAAGTCTCCTGACAGCGATGACGATCTGTTAATCATCCTGGAACCGATTGTTAATGAGATTGATGATCGGATGCATGAAAAGCTTGAGAACTTCCAATCTTCTTTTTTTGGTTCCCTGGGTGCGGCTAGCAAAAAATTAGACGAATCGACTGGCCAAAGTACAATTAATGCGATAACCAAGGAGAGCCCTATCATGGGGTTCGTTGCAGACATGTTAATGAAAAGAAGCGGTCTGGAAGGGCTACTAAACACCCAGAACAGCCCCGAAGTAGGGGTAAAACAGCCCCAGAACAGGGTTAAACTAGGCCTAAAGTAAAGAATAAGGTATAATATAATATAATTATAATATAATATATACTAATAATAATAGGTATGACGTCCTCTAGTTTCAATTAAGTATATACTTTTTGTGTTTTGGAGTCACGCACTCCTTTTATTTTCCATATATACCGTATATACTATATAGGGGTTCTTTCATATAAGTACGGAGAGATAAAATGGTAAACAGCAATAGAAGTCCAGCACGTTGTATCAGGTGTGAATCAATAACCAGGTCATATATTGGAGAAAAGAATCTTCATGGATGGGTAATGTGTAAACATTGCTCGAAGGCGGCATAATGGGCGGAATCAGTTCGGGTCGGCATCCGCATTATGGCGGACCGCTCAAGCAGGTTGCACTCAAGTTCCCCACCAATGCGGAATGGTATTACCTGGCTAAGCGGATATGCCGCTACAAGGAGATCAGTTTTAGCGAATGGGTTAGGCAGATGGTCAAAAGAGAAGCTCAGAACTTCAAATATGCTAAGATGTGGCCCTGTGATTGTACCAATTCAAAGGGGAAAATACAATATAACTTTAAGAGACAGCATTATTGTAATCAATGTGGCAAGTATCTGAGCAAGCATCACGAACATTTATATAACAAACGCTAATCCCGACGCATGGTTAGACGCAGGCGCAATAATAGACGTAAGGCCCCAAGAACTTTTGGGATAAATGTAATCGAAACGGGAGCTGCGTTAGCACTCTTAACACAAACAAATGCAGGTTCGGCCATGAAGTCTTTCCTGGCAGGCGATCTTAATACAGGATTGACGACTTTATCCAAGTCTGCTCAATCCAACAAACAGGCCATCACGAAAACGCTCGTTGGAGCATTTTTAGCGAAGGCCGCCGTACGTTCCTTTTCCAGAGGAAGCCCTGTTTTGGCTAGTCTGGGGCCCATAAAGGTCCGCGCTAGTCCAATGATGGACCCTTTCGGAGTGTAAAAATATGAGCATAGTAGTAACAAGGACGAGTTCCGCATTGAGCGCGACGACATCGTTCCAAAGCATGACCAGTCAGTTTGCATCATCGGGGCTTTCCCTGGTTGTGCCTTCTGGAGTTTCCCAAATAAGTTCTATATCAATGGGAGTTAGTAGCGTTGGAACTGGTGCAGATTTCTGCAGTGGATTCAAGTTAACAGGAACGGCCCTCCAAGAGGGGGATGCCACATTTATGGGTCCCGCGATCGCGCAGGCCGCAAGTGGTGGTACTGGAGTAGCTAACTGCGTTATACAGGAAAAGACCGCCCTGGGCGTAACTTCTGGTAATACTTTGGATATTCAAATGGCTGTCACAACGGCGGCCACGATTGACGCAAGCTGCACAATCCAGTTCGAGTAAATTGAACCATGCCTGAAGGCATACCGTATAGCAGCGCTAATGTAACGGCGGGTACAGGTTTAGAATTAAATTACCTGGGTAAACATTGCTTCGCATATTCGGGTTCTTTTAATCCTGGGTCAGGTGAAACGTATCTTGACTTTACAACTGGTTCAGGTTATATTGTGGGTATTGTAGAAATTAACGCAGACTATGCGGGGACTGGAGGCACTAATCTTCAAGTGGAAATATCTCTTAATGGCATTGATGTAGTGGTTGAGCGTGACGTTGGTAATGACTACGTCCCTGGTGATACTGAGTTTAAATTAATAATACCTCCTTATACAAATGTTAAAGTAGATATATCAGGAGCAAGCGCACCAGCAAATGCAAACTTTACTGGCAGAGTTTATCAATGACACTTTCGACGGGGCCGGCCCTTAACTTCTTCGGTGATCACATGTTCGCCTGGTCTGGACAAGAAGCACTGCAAGCAGGAGGTATCACCCTATTGGACTTTATCTCTCCTAATAGGTTCTACACAGTCGTTACTAATGTCTCCTTTGACTACAGTGGCTGTTCAGCAGGTGACGCTTTGTCCTGGACTATCCAGGGCAACGAGGAGGCACTGCATGTATCAAAGTTCCTAATCGTTGACGCAGGAATCGGGCCCCAATTTCCCAATCTATACTATACTATACCACCAAACACGGGGATGAAAGTCCTAGCACAAGGCCCCACTGGATTAATGACCGTTGTCCTGGAAGGGAAGCAGGTAAGTTAATGCCAATGAAGTATTGTCCTGAGTGCGGCACCAGTTTAGGTTTTGACACTGGCCCCAGTCTGATGCCAGCAATCAAGCATAGAAAACCAAAGCGTAAACTAAGCGCCTGGAACAAATACGTTAAGGCGAATTCCAAGAAGCCACGCTTCAGATTAAGATCGGGTTCACCTAATCTAAAGAAGCTAGCGGTGGCGTTCAGGAAAACCCCTGCAGGGCGAAAGAAGAGGCGTTAATGTTAGAACTAATGCCCGATGGTGAAACTTTCAAGAAGCTGACAAAGGCACAAGAAGGCGCTTTGCACAGGTATTACAAGCGTGAGAAAGATAGTCTCCTGGATAAAACACTGCCACCACTGATCAGTACTGGAATCCCGTCAATTCTAGCGATTGGACTTGCTGCTGCTGCTTATGTTTTCAAGGAAGAATTAGAAGAGGAACTGAAAGAAGCAGGTATGACGGTTGTTAATTACGTGGGGAGTGGTTTATTCGAGTTTACTGGTCTTGGACAGATAACAAGCTTACTTGGACCCTTTTCTCAAGAGTTTATT